ACGAATTGGTGACGGTAGATGATTTTCTTAAGGATAATAAGAAGGAGTTGGCAGAAGTACAACCTTTACATGAAAAATTAACTAAACACTATTCTAATTTTAAAGATTTTCATAAAGAACACCTTAGAAATTATAGTGATCGTTCTTGGGGAATTAATAATATGCTTTGGAAGCAACATAAAGGGCAACATCTTACAGCAGACGATAAATATGACCTTAATTACGCTAACTCTCCAAAACTTGAACATCTCGATTCGGCCATGACACAACATAAAACTCCTTATAAGCTTACTGTCTATTCAGGTACCAAAATTGATCCTCGTGAAAAGATGAATAAGGATAAAATTGTGCATCATCCTGCTTTTCTTTCTGCATCTCTAGGATTTAGAACGGCGAGAGGATTTTCTAAGCAAGATGAAGTTGGTGACAAACACGTCATGGCTATTAATGTTCCTAAAGGTCATCCAGGAGCTTATATTAGTGATTTTTCACATTCTGGTGAAGAAAGAGAATTCTTACTTCCAAGAGGATCAAACCTAAAATATAATAAAACCGAAGAATCAATATATGAGCATCCTACACTTGGAAATCTAAAAGTTCATACTCACCACATGGATTTAGTGTAATGTTATTTTCCTTCAAGATGTTTGCTGGTAAAAAACCAATCTATGTTTGTCGTCCTCTTATCAATAAGAATGATATCAGGGTTTGGGCTGGCAGTCAGGGATTTAATACTACCTGTGAGGATATGCACGTAACAGAAGCTTCTTCCAAGACTCCTATCAAGTGGTCCTCGATCAAGGAAGATAATAATATAGTAAAAGTGTTTGATACCCATATGGAAGTAAAGAAGTTTGGAGATGCTTATGTGCTTGCATTTAAGTCACAGGATTTAGAGAATAGATTTCGTTATTTTAGAAATGCGGGCTGCTCCTATGAACATGGTGAATATAACCCACATATCACCATAAGTTATAGAGAACCTAAGAAAGATATCAAGGATATCAAACCATTTATTGGTTCTTTACAGTTTGGACCTGAAAAGTTTGAAAAATTAGATAATAATTGGAAGGCCAAGATTAAGGAGATTTAAAATGTCAAATAATGGTTTTGGATATCGAGGAAATCCAAATTTAAAACGTATAGGGGCTCGCCACGAATGGACCCCCGAATTAATTTTTGAATATAAAAAATGCAGAGACAACATAATATATTTTGCTGAGACGTATTATAAGGCTATTACTGAAGATGGTCTTGTAAATATTAAACTTCGATCTTACCAAAAAGAAATGTTAAAGTCAATGAAGGATAATCGTTTTACTATTTCTAATCAATCTCGTCAGTCAGGAAAAGCGATTTCTTTAGAAACTGATATATTAACTCCTCAAGGTTTCAAAAAATTTAAAAATATACATAGGGGGGACGAAATATATTCTATTGATGGAAAAACAACTAGGGTCACATTTGAAACAGAGATTATGCACAACCATAAGTGTTATGTTGTAGAGTTTGATAATGGTGAAAAAATAACTGCTGATGAAGACCACATTTGGAGAGTTGAAACAAAATCTTCTAAACTAGGCAAAAAAGCACAAAAAATACAAGATATTACAACTAAAAATTTAATACAACTTTTAGAAAGAAAAAAAACAACAGGGCAATCTGTCAGTATTAAAATTAGCGATCCAATTGAATATGAAAAAAAGGAAATTACGATTGATCCTTATATTTTAGGATTATGGCTAGGAGATGGCACTTCTGCAAACGGTTATATTACAGCACATGTAGATGATTTGAAATTTTATGAACAATTTTTAGATATTAAAAGTATATATACATATAAAACACACCCTAATGTAAGTAGTGTAAATATTCGTGATTTGTATCATAAATTAAATAAATTAAATCTATTAAAAAACAAACATATACCAAAAGATTATATTTTTAATTCTATAGAAAATAGATTAGCTTTAATTCAAGGATTAATGGATACTGATGGTAGTGTTACACACGCAGGATCGTTTGAATTTTATCAAAAAAAATTAGAAATTATTGACCAATTTAGATTTATTCTATCTTCTCTTGGCATCAAATCTCATTTGAGAGAAAAAATAATAAAGGGGAAAAAATACTATACTGTTTCTTTTTGCACACGAAAATATACTGTATTCAGACTTCCAAGAAAACTTCTAACTTTATCTGAAAGAATGAAAGTAGATGCGGCCAAAAATTCTTATTTTTATATTAAATCAATTAAAGAAACTCATAGCGTCCCTGTAAAATGCATACAAGTTGAAAATGAATCACATTTATTCTTATGTGGTAATTCTCTCATTCCTACACACAACACCGAAACCTTCAGAATATTTTTATGCCACTTTATATTGTTCAACGATTACAAATCTGTAGGCATCTTAGCTAATAAAGCAGATACAGCTAACGAAATTCTAGGTAAGATTCAATACTCCTATCAGGCTTTACCTTCGTGGTTACAACTATCTGTTTTAGAATTTAATAAATCTTCATTTGTTCTAGAAAACGGATCAAGAATTATTGCCGGTTCCACATCTTCAGACTCTATTCGTGGGTACACCTTCCAAGTTATTGTAATCGATGAGGCTGCACACATTGAAAATTGGAAAGAATTTTATGCTTCAGTTTATCCTACTATTGTGGCTGGTAAACAAACTAAACTTATAATGACCTCAACGCCATACGGTTTGAACCACTTTTATGAATTTTGGAAAGGTTCTGAAGAAGGCAAAAACGATTTTCACAGGATATTTGTACCTTGGAATAAAGTTCCTGGCAGAAATGCTAAATGGAAAGAAGATACCCTTAGAGGTATGAATAATGATCTTGAGAAATTTGCACAAGAAATGGAGGGAGAATTTTTAGGTTCTTCTTCAACTTTGATCGCTGGCTGGCGCTTGAAGCAGCTAATAGGAACACACAAAGAACCTGTCGTGCAAACTGACACCCTCAACCTTAGAATGTATATCAAACCTATTAGGAAGGTCACTGACGAGCAAATACCTCATACCTATGTGATCCTAGCTGACGTGAGCCGAGGCAAGGGCTTGGACTTCTCTGCCTTCTCTGTTATTGATATAACCGAGCTTCCCTATAAGCAAGTCGCCACCTTCAGGGATAATCAGATAGCTCCTGCCGACTATGCCGACATTCTTTATAAGACAGCCAAAATTTATAATGACGCCTATATCCTGGTAGAAATTAATGATATCGGCGAGCAAGTCGGCTATCTTCTCATGGTGGAGCATGGCTATGAAAATGTGCTTTGCACTGAATCTTCTGGTCGTTCTGGCAAGAAAATATCCTTTGGTGGAAAAAAAGCTGATAAGGGTATCAGAACCACCAAGATTGTCAAGGGTCTAGGCTGCTCTATTCTTAAATTAATGGTAGAACAGAATAAATTTGAGGTTAATGATGAAGAAACAATTTCTGAATTAACAACATTTTCTAAAAAGAAATTATCCTATGAGGCTGAAGCTAACAAGCATGATGATATCGTTATGGGGTTGGTATTATTTGGCTGGTTGACTGATCAGCAATATTTCAAGGAGATGACAGATATCAATACATCTGCCATTCTGAGAGAAAGAACTGCAACCCAGATTGATAATGAGTTATTACCATTTGGATTCACACAGACTTCTCTTAGCCCACCAAGACAAAGCCCTGCCTATCATGAGGCACTTAATAATAATATTCCATATCGAGAATATGTGGAAGACAGGGAAATTGGCAAGATTATTACATTTGATAATTGTCAGTGGACCATTGCTGATTGGCAATAAAAAACCTACCAGAATTGCTCCTGGTAGGTTTAATAAAAATCAGATAGTTAGCTATACGTTTAAAGAAACTCTAGTTCCTTCCTATAAAGCGCCCCCGCTTTGTGTGGGGCCAACTCTGGTAATCAACCAGGACTTATAGGATACTGTATCCCTTAGCTAATAGGGCGATGATTAGTCGGCTTTGTCTCGCCTATCTGAAACTTCAACTCTTAGGTCCACCTATCATTTAGAACCTCCTTCGCGGTTACATGGCAACCTCCTATTTTGCTCATTAGCAGGAGAACCGCAGTTCCCTTTGATCGCCTATTTATCTCATATTTCGTCGTCTATGTCAACCTCTTTCTGATAATCTTTTTCCACAAGTTTATATTGGTATAATTTGTTCCCCCATTCTTTTCTTAGAGAATTGAAATCGTTTTTGGCATCTTTTAAATTATCATATGTACTAATCAACGTCCACTCTTTAAAAGTCTTGCCACAAAACATTTTTCTAAATGATTTTGTATTACGTCTATAAATTTTCCATTCTGTTTTCATATTAATCTCCTGTTTGAATAATTTCTGGACAACCAAAACTGCCAAAGATGACCACATATTTCAAAATAGGCTCGGCTTCAGGATAGACTGATGGTCCAAGAACCTCTAATTCTTCATAGACATTTTTAAAATGCTGATATAAAATATCAGCTTCTTTATTGGTTAAAGACTCACCCCTTTTATACTTATTAAAAGCCTCTACAGCAGCCCTAGTTTTCATATTAAATCTCCAGTTTCAAGTTTCAGGATTTTAAGGTAGCAGAAACAAACGTCTTTGTCAACACAATTTTGCCCAATATTTCATAAAAAACTTAAGAACTCCTAATTAATAAATAATTCAGAAGAATTAGATATTAAAGGAGAATTACATGACATTCCCACTGTCACCCGGCGTATATACAAGAGAAATTGATTTAACTCTTAGTGTAGGCCAGCAGGAAACATCAGCCGCAGCTATTGCAGGAATTTATGCTTGGGGTCCAATGTTTGAACCTACTCTTATTGGTTCTCAGGCACAATATAAGCAGATGTTTGGTGGCCCATCAAATCTTAATGCAGAAACATGGTTTTCTGGTTGGAACTTTATGGATTATCAAGGAAGTGGCAACGCACTATGGGTTGTAAGAACAGCCAATACAACTGCAAATACTTCAAATGCGGCCTATAACGCCGTAGCAAATACTGCTACAATAGTTAACATTCTTAACAATGTTATTCTAAATGATCTAACGTTTGCCTCTCAAACCTTTACAGATACTAATGTTCAATATATTGCTAAGTATCCAGGAGCATTAGGAAATTCTCTAAGAGTAGCACAATGCGACTCAGCAAACGCCTATAGCTCAAACGTTTCTCTATCAGGAACAATTATTGCTGGTGGTTCAATCGGTAACTCATATACTGGCTCTATTACAATCAATATTGGTTCAAATACAGGCACAATCGTATTTGCTAATACTACTGGTTCAAACGTAGCAGCCGGAAACACTTTTGCTACTACTCTTATGCAAGATTTCACAGTTGGTGATAATATCACAATTGGCAACTCAGCACTAGGTACTGCATACATAAGCACCCTTAAAATTACTGCAATTTCTAATGCTGTAACCAATGCATTAGCCACAGTAGTTAATCTTCAGTTTCAGAATCCTTCAAGATTAGCCTATAACTATACATCAAACACTATTCAACGTAATTGGGAATTTTATAATCAGGTTAATAACAAACCAGGACAGACTCCTTCAGTGCTTGCTATTACTTCAAATAGCACTCTTATTGATCAGCTAAGTGTTGTTGTTGTTGACCAGGATGGACTATTCTCAGGTGTTCCAGGAACTATTCTTGAAACATTTAATAATGTATCGGCTGCTACTGATGCTGTAAATCCTGATGGCACACCAAATTATTATAAGACTGTTATTAACCAGTCTTCACAATATGTTTGGGCTGTTAATGATCGCCCTGGTGTAACTTCTGCACCTTCTCTAACTCTTGGCAACTCAACAAATCAGAATCCACTATCCCTAAACTTTGTTCTAGGTCAGGATGGCGACTCTGAAGCTCTTGCACCCCTACAGACACTTGCAAATGGATGGCAGCTATTTACCAACAAGTCATATCAGATTTCTTACCTAATTGCTGGTAAGTCTATTGGTGGAAGTGGTGTTTATAATGGTGGAAGCTACTATAACTTCCAACTTCCAAACTGGCTTGTTCAAAATGTTGTTGCTCTAAGAGGCTACGATTGCATCGTATTCGCTTCTCCCGATAAGGCAACTGTAGTTAACAACTCAGGATTCGAAGCCGTATCTATTGCCGGCTGGTCTTCATTCCTCAATGGATCAACTTATCTATTCATTGACTCTGGATATAAGTGGCAGTATGACCAATATAATAACATCTACAGATGGATTCCTCTATGCGGAGACATTGCCGGTACTCGTGCATATACTGACAATATTTCATATCCATGGTTCTCAAATGCTGGTGTGGAAAACGGTCTAATCAATAATGTAACCAAGCTTGCCTATAATCCACAGGAAACTGATCGCGATTATCTATATCCACTTGGCATTAACCCTGTTATTACCGAAGCAGGTTATGGCACATATCTTGATGGTGACAGAATGTTTACTGTTATCAATACAGCATTTAACAGAATCAATGTTAGAAATCTATTCATCTATCTACGTGTTAACATTGCTACTGCTACCAAGCCTATTCTATTCAGCATCAATGACGTGTTCACTCAAAACCAGTTTAAAAATATGGTCAATCCATTTATTAAGACGGTTGTGGGTGCCAGAGGTATTACAGACTTTATTGTTATCTGCGATGGAAGCAATAATACTGCACAGGTGGTGGATGCAAACCAGTTCGTTGCCGGTATCTATATCAAGCCAGCAAGAGTAATTGATTTCATTAGACTAGATTTCGTGGCCGTAAATGACACAGTTACATTCTCTGAAGTAGAAAATCCAAGTTACTGATTTTCAGAAAACACGCTTTTAATAAATACTCCTGTAGATTAATTTTTATGGGAGTATTATTTTGCCTAAAGAAAAATATGGATTTGTATATATTTGGAGAGATAAAAAACACAAAAGATATTATGTAGGAAGTCATTGGGGGACTGAGAATGATGGATATATCTGCTCCTCTAACTGGATGAGAATGTCGTATAAAAGAAGACCTTACGATTTCAAAAGGCGAATTATAAAATCTAATATATCTTCAGTAGAAGAAAAATTTGAAGAAGAATATAAATGGTTAAGACTTATTAAAGATGAAGAGTTAGGTAAACGTTATTATAATCTAAATAATAAACAAAATCATTGGACTAATACCGATAGCAAGAAGACTATAGGGGAAAAAATATCTATAGCCAATAAAGGAAGATTGGCTTGGAATAAAGGCACTAAAGGAATAGTAAAAGCCTGGAACAAAGGAATTCCTGCAACAGAAGAACATAAAACTAAACTTCGAAAAAAGAAATCTCCACACAAACAACCACGATTATTCCATAATCTTTCAGATAACCACAAAGATAATATTCGAAACGCCTTAAAAGAAACTCTTGCTAATAAATATCCAATAGAAAATCGCTATAAGCCTGAATTTGAAAGAGGTACACAGGAATGGAAGGATAAGATTTCAAAAACAGCTTCTCAATATATGTGGATTACTGATGGTGATGTAGATAAAAAAGTAAAAAACAACACTATTATTGAAAATGGATGGCGTCGAGGGCGAAAGAATAAAAATAATAAATAAAAGAAACACTAGGAGAAACATCATATGGCTTTCGATATTACACAATTTCTAGCACGCGGCTTAATTTATGGTGGAGCAAGACCATCTAAGTTTGACATTCAACTAACACTACCTACAGCATTAACAGGTATTGATACGAATGCTGTACAAAAGTTGCAATTTTCCTGTAAGGCTGCTTCTATTCCTTCCTTCCAGATAGGGCAAGTTCTTATTCCTTATTTCGGAAGAAAGATTAAGTCTGCTGGTGATAGAGTCTGGGATGACTGGCGCATTACAGTTATGCTTGACGAAGATTATACCACAAGAGCCCTATTCGAATCATGGAATAATGCAATCAATCGCCTTGAATCTAATGTTATGCAGACCAGTCTTGATGGAGAAGCCTATAAAGCTCTTTGGACTATTACTCATTATTCCAAGGATGGCTCACCAATTAGAGTTTATAATATTATTAATGGTTGGCCCAAGGCTATTGGTCCTCTTACTCTAGATTGGGATGGAACCGACAGAATTTCTCAGTTCGAAGTTGATGTTTCGTTTGACAACTTCATTCCTGCCGCTGATGGAGAAAATCCATGGCCAAACAGCACAAGCACATCTTATGCAGGGCAAATTGATTCTGTTGGCTGAGACATACAAAAGCCATAATAAGAAACGTGGCCCCTAACTATAATAGCCCTTCGGGGCTATTTTTTTTAGGATGTAAACTTAAGACTATTGGTAATAGTGTGCAATTCTTCCACTAAATAATGTTTGTCTTCCCCAAATAAAAACTGACTACTACCCCTATCTGCTAAAAGATTCATATATGATAGAGCGTCACTAATCTTGTTACAAAAATATGCATGTGAACGTATTTCTGTATAGGGTTGCTCATTATCGTCTGCTAAGGTCTTTTCAGAACCACTAAAATAAACTAGAATTGGCTTCTCAAAGAAGAGTTTTCTGTTTCCTACCAACGAATAGTGGTTGTTATCGTATATTCCAACAGCTTCTCTTACAATATAGTACTTTTTAATTTCTTCATAAGTACCCAATGAACTTAATGCAGCTTTAGATAACATATTTTCTCCTTTTAATGTATGTGTTTGAAAAAATCTTTTAATATATCATCGGGAAAAGCACAGCCATCTGCCAAATACTCTATGACAGCTTTACGTTTATTCCAATAATATCTTTCCTGCTCTTCTTTAGCACGAAACTTTTTAAATTTCTGATTATAATATCCTACGTAATTACCATAACCTTGCCCAAAACAGTTATAACAATTCTCATGTCTTGCCATCTTATAACCTTCAACAGGATCACAAAATTCACCATCACATACCAATCTTCCAGTGCCGCCACAAACAGGGCAATTATATTCGCCTACACTATTTATACGTATACCACGATTGGAAAAATAATACTTTTTTGTAGTAAACTTAGGAATTGGCCCAAGAATCTTATCTATATCTTTTTTGTTGAGTTTCATGAGCAACCTGCCAGATACTTCGCCCAAAAAATATGTTCAGCATAAAATGAAATAATAGGCATTATTACTAGAGCAATAAACAAGATTGCTGATCCGAATATAAGATTATTTTTAATCATTGATGATTCCTTTCTTGAAGACTCTCAGAATACTATTTTTGTTTCGGAATGTCAAGCAATAAATATATTTAAAAGGCTAGTCGCGGAATTGGCGTTCCCACTAGCTCTAACAACGAAAGGAATGTCAGCTAATGATTATTTATCGAATTACTAATAGCATTAATGGTAAAAGCTATATAGGGCAGACTAAAAACAAATTAAAATATAGATGGAAAGACCATTGTAGAAACGCCGAGAAAGATAACAACAATTATTTTTATAATGCTATTCGTAAATATGGAACCGAGTGTTGGACCTTAGAAACTCTTGAAGAAGTTAAAGATGTTAATTTACTTAATGAAAGAGAAATTTATTGGATAGAGTTTTATAATACATTCAAAGATGGTTATAATTTGCGTTCTGGTGGAGGGCAAAGAACTACTATAAGAGAAGAAATAAGAAAGACGTTTGGAAGATCAAGAACAGAAGAACAAAAAACGCATCATTCAGAAATGATGAAAGGAAGTATACCATGGAATAAGGGTAGGAAAGGTTTACAAAAAGCTTGGAATAAAGGAATATCACCATCAGAAGAAACCAGAAAAAAACAAAGTATCGCTAAATTAGGCAATATTCCATGGAATAAAAATAAGCAATTATGCAGACTAGATAAATAATATTAAAACTAGGAGAATATATTGAAGCTTTTTGGATTCCAATTTTTACGTGTAAAACAACCCTATGAAAACAATCAGATTGCAAATTCTGCTATTTCGTTCGTGGAGAAGAATACTGAGGATACTGCTGCTGTAATAAGTGCAAGCGCCTCATATGGTACGTATGTGGACCTAACTGGGGTTATCAAGACCGAAGCAGAATTAATTACAAAATATCGAGACATGCTTATGCAACCAGAAGTTGATAATGCTGTCGATGAAATCGTTAATGAATCTATTGCCACCGATGAAGAATATGTTATTAAAATTGATCTTACTGACCTTCCTCTTGAAGAACAAGCCAAACAGTTTATTGAAGACGAATTCCAACAAATCCTTAAATTCCTTGACTTTAAATTCTATGCTTATCATATCTACAGAAGATGGTATGTTGATGGCAGGCTCTATTATAATGTAGTAATTGATGAAAAACATCCAGATCAGGGCATCAAAGAACTTCGTTATATTGATCCACGAAAAATTCGTGAAATCAGGGAAGTAGACACCAAAAGACTGGCAGGCAAAGAACAATTTAATAGCCCTATAGATGTAACAACTGTTAAAAACGAGTATTTTCTTTATTCTGAAAAGGGCTTTGGAGGAACCAATAAAACCTCTCCTGCTCTTCAAGGAACCGGGGCTGCTGGTATCAGAATAGCCAAGGATTCTATTATTCATGTTCCATCTGGTCTAACCGATGTTAACGGCACCATGGGTATTGGATATCTTCATAAAGCTATCAAGATTCTTAATCAACTTAGAACTATTGAAGATTCTCTTATTATTTACCGTCTAGCCAGAGCGCCAGAAAGAAGAGTCTGGTATGTAGATGTTGGAGAACTGCCAAAAGCCAAGGCAGAAGAATATGTTAGAGATATTATGATATCTCAGAAAAACAGACTAATCTATGATGCTGATTCTGGAGCAATCAGAGACGACCGTAAGTTTATGACCATGTTGGAAGACTATTGGATTCCAAGACGTGCTGACGGATCAGGTACAAGAGTAGACACTCTAGCAGCAGGTGCAACTCTTGGTCAACTTGATGATATTCTTTACTTTCAGAAGCAACTTTATAATTCTCTAAATGTTCCTGTCGCCAGAATTAATCCAGATGCTCCCTTCATGCTTGGCAAGACTCAGGAAATATCAAGGGATGAGATTAAATTTGATAAATTTATTACTCGTCTACGCCAGCAATTTTCTGTTCTATTCATGGAAGCTCTAAAGAAGCAAATTGTTCTTAAGGGTATGATGACCATTGAAGAGTGGGAATCAATGGAAAAAGACATTAAGTTCGAATTTGCCAGGGATAATCATTTCGCTGAGTTGAAAGACTCAGAAATGCTTATGTCAAGACTAGGTGTATTAGAAGCACTTACCCCATATATTGGCATGTATTTTAGTCATCGTTGGGTTAGAAGAAATATTTTGAAACAAACAGATGAAGATCAGGAAATTATGACAATTGAGATATCAGAAGAGATGGCGAACCCATTATATGCTATGGCACAACAAAATCAACAGGCACAACAAGGTCAAGAACAAGGTGGTCAACCAAGGCAAGAAGGTGGTGATCAAGGTCAACAGCAACAGCAATCTCAAGGCGATCAGGACGATCAAGCACCAGACCCTAATGATAAAATAGAAAATGCAAGACACGTAGTTCAAGCATTGGCGGACGTAAAACGCAAAACTCCTGGGGATATCAAGAAGCTACGAAGTGCTTCTCAAATTTTAGCTAAAGCAAAATAAGACAAAAAACACATAACAATAAATATTAAAAACAAATAGGAGTTCCAATGTCTAAAGACCAATATATCAAGCTTTTCGAATCAATTGTCAATCATGAGCCAGTTGCCTTCAAGGAAATCTTCGAAACTATTATGAAAGATAAGGCTACAGAATATGTAAACGCCTTCAAGGAAGAACTTCATAAGGAAATATTTAATATCTCTGAAGATGGTGGAAAAGGAAGCGATGTTTCAGATAGCGATTCAGAAACAGATGATAGACAAACTAATTCTGGTGCCGCTCCTGATAGTGAAGATGAAGAAAAGACTGGTAAGGAAGAAGAAGACATTTAATCAATAAGACAGGAATACATAAATGCAAAGATTTATCGAATTACTAGAAGCAAAGGTAAAACCTGCTCTAGTCAAAACCGTTCCTGAAGCTCCTGGAGAACTAAAATTCTTCAGACGCCACACTATTAAGGATATTCTAGCATCCTTTAGACAGGCTGGCAATGATGAAATGTTTAATGGTAAGGTTGTTAAGGTTTTTCCACGCGCCAAGAATCATTTCGGCAACGACACAACTGCTTCAATTCAAACCTATGAATCAGTAAAGATTGACGAAAAAATTAAGAAAAACCTTCACCAGGAAGTAAAGCCCAAGAAAAAGAATATTTATATCAATGGTAAGTGGGTAGGAACCTCAAACTACGACCACTCCAATAAGGAAGCTCTCCAAAATTATATGAGAGAGCATCCAGGAACACACATTTCCAAGCTTAAGGTAGCCGAAGAATCAGTAAATATTAATGAACTTTCCAAAAGTCTTTTAGCAAAATATACTATCTCTTCTCTTGGTAATAAAAGAAAACATGAGAAGGAAATAGCAGCTTTTAAGCCTATGGATCGTTGGGAATTTCATGATCATAAGGTAGAAATTGCTAAAAGAGAAAAGGGTATGAAGACTGCAATTAATAAATTGGTTCATGAATCTAAAATCAACGAAATGACTTCTGATTTACTTAAAAGATATATTAGCAAAGCAGCAGATAATATGTATAAAATGGATAAGGAACATGTTAAAGATGCAAATTATCTAGA